GCAAGATAAATAATATGGCAATTAAGCTACCTACATACGAAGAGTATAAGCAGCGTGTTAATGCGTCTCAGCCTGTAGTTACTGCTGAAGAACAGCAACAAACCTTTGAATCCAGAGAGGGAATACCAGAGGAAGGTATTATTATTGGTGCGCCTTCTGCGTCTCAGATCATGGATTATGGCTGGAATGTTAAAGGCAGAACTGACATGGAGGAGCTAGGTAAGATAGGAAGAATCAAAGGTTGGTATAATGGTGGTATGTTTGATGGCACTGAATACAAAATGCTTGACGAATACTACGGTGAAGATTTCTTTAATCTTAGTGAATCAGAAAAAAGAAATAGAATTAATCAAGTAGATAGAGAGAAAGCAATAAAAAACAACTTAGCTGTGTTAGCTTATGGTGAAGAAAACTCTTTATTAGCTGGTGCTGCAGGACTAGCAGGTACGCTAGCTACACCTACTACTTTTGTTCCTGGTTTATCATGGGCAAAATACGGAGCTAAAGGATTAGCTGTAACATCTGCTATGTTTGGAGCAGAGTATAATTTATTAGATCAATACGCTGACAAAGGTAGTATTGACATGGGAGAACTAGCCTATACTACAGGTATTTCTGCTGGTTTTGGTTTAGGTTTAGGTGTAGCAGGTAAAGGTTTAGTTCGTTTATTTAGTAATACTAAAGCTGTTCCTCTTGCTCAAAGATCAGACGTACAGCAAAAAGCTGATGAAATTCAAGACATAATGTATGATGCTGTTGAAGAGGATATTCCTATTGAACGATTGCATGAATACATTAAGTCTCGTACTGGCTATACATCTGATGAGCTTGTTAGCATTGTAAAAAATGCAGAGCGTAAGCCAGAGTTACCTGCTAACAAAGCAGAGGTAGCAGAGGCTAAAGAACTTAACAGAATAGAAATAGACGCTGATACTATTAATAGTAATCCTACTGTAAATAAATATATTACTCCTATCATTGAAGGCTTTGCTAGAATTGATGAAGTATTTGGTTTGAATAACTTATTAAAGAATAAAGTTAATGGTTATTTCTTTAAGAGTTACACCAATGCTATGGAAAAGATTAGAGCATCTCACGATATATTAAACGCATATAAACAGATGCCTTCTCATGCTCAAAAAACATTTGATAATCTGTTATTAAATGCTGACAAGAAACAATTAGCAGATGCTAAAGCATTGTTAGAAAAGTATGTGCCTAACACAGCTAAGTCTTTTGATGACTTTATGAATAGAATTAATACCATGACTAAAGAGTTAAAAGCTAATGGTATTAAAGTACCTGATACTACTACTTATGTTCCTCGTATTGTTAAAGATTCTAAAGGATTGAAGAAGTTTCTTAACCAGAATCCAGTAGCTAAGACCGCTATAGATAAAGCATTAAAGATGAGAGCAGATGCTTTAAAGATTGATCCAAGTAAACTAAGTGTTCAAGATAAAAACTTTATTGTTAGTAATATACTACAAGGTAGATATGTAGGTACAAATAAAAAGGGTGAGTTGTATGCTCGTAAAAGACCAACAACAAATCGTAGTAGAGAAACATTCTTAGAGACTCGTAAGATACATAGGATTAACGAACAAATGCAAGAGTTTTATGAGTCTCCCTTGCAGTCTACTATGCGTTACTTTATGGACGCACATAAGTTAATAGAAAAAAGAAACTTCTTTGGTGTTGATAACAGTAAAATGTTAGGTACTGGTTTAGATTTAGATAAATCAGCAGAAAATTTCTTAGCTACTTTAGCAGACAAAAACTTAGACATTGATACTCAAGGCAGATTACAAGAAATGTTTAAGGCTATCTTTGTAGATGCTGATAGATCACTAGGTAAATACTCAAAAGGATATAAGGATCTAGTAAATGCTAGTTTGTTAGCTAACCCTTTATCTGCACTACAACAAGGTGCTGACGTATTTATGGGTGCTTGGCGGTTAGGTATTGCTAATGTAGCTAAAGGTTTATTTAAACAAGATGTAAACATTGTTAAAGACTTAAACATTGATCAGTTACAGTTAGAACATTTTTCTTCTGGTACAAGCATGGCTGGTTTGGTTGACAACTTACTGGAGTTTACACAGTTTAAACGTATGGACCGTGTAGGTAAAACAGCTATTGTAAACGGTGCATGGCAACGTGTACAGAATATGGTTAAGACTGACAAAGGTATTGCTAAGTTACGTAAGCAGTATGGAACTGCGTTTGGTCCTGAGTTCAATAAGTTTATTGACGAGGTTAAGAACGCAGAGATGACTCCTCGTACTAAAGAGTATCTGTTTAACGAGCTAGCTGAGTTTCAACCTATTACTCCTGCTCAGATGCCAGAGGCTTACCTCAAAGCTGATATGGGTAGACTAGCTTACACGTTACAGAGTTTTACTATTAAACAGATAAACTTAATTAGAAAACATATCATAGATGAAGCTAGACGAGGTAACTATGCAGAGGCTGGTAAGAATTTATTAGGCTTTGCTTTGTTAATACCTCCTGCAAACATGGCTATTGACTACGGTAAAGAAAGATTGTTAGGTAAAGATCCTGATCTATCAGATGATTTAGTTAGACGATATGCTAACAATGCACTTAAAGTATTTGGTTCTTCTGAGTATGCTGTGTCAAGACTAACTAAGACAGGAAAGTTTGGAGACTTTGTTCAGGATACGTTCATGCCTCCGATGGAAATGTTTGATGGTCTAATACAGACTAGTTTTAAAGCAATACAAAATGGAGAGTTTGATCCTGCTGTAACAAAACAACTTCCTATTGTTGGCAGACTCTTGTATTACTATGCTTTCGGTGGGTTAGAAGAATGGAACGATAAAGAGCAAGCTAAAAAGAAACGACAGTTTAAAGAGAAGTATGGTATTGACAAGAAAAAATATGGTATTGGAGACTAAAGATGGCAAGCGCATTTGACAACTTCTTAAACAAGTACGGTCTGGGGTTCAGAAGTTTTGAACAAGGTATGAGGCAAGGAGACAAGAGACTCGCTGAACAATTCAAGATACCGTACGATCCTCTTGCTACTATTGAAGAGCGTGGTGTAGATCCTGAAGCATTTAGGAGATTAAGAGAATCTCGTATGCCTCAACCTCCTGTACCTCCAACAGCTAGACCTGCTTCTCCTCCACCAACTCAGCTTATTCCTGATGAAGGATTGATGGGTAGACCATTAGACATGATGCCTCTAGTAGAGAGACCTGATCTACCATCTTATCAGACAGCAGCAGACTTACCTGTTCCTACAAGGCCTGACATGTCTATGCCACGAAGAGATAATAGACCACCTCCAGGGGCTGGTATGTTCTCTCCACCCACAGGTATGCCTGAAGTACCAAGACCTACTATAGATAGTACAATAGAAAATCTTTTGTCTAGGTATGATGGACTATACGGAGAGCCACCAGTAGCTCCTGAGCCTCGTATGCCTGAGCGACAAGACCTAGGATTACCTGCGTTTACAACACCGGGTTATTTCCCAGAAGGGATGATGTCTCCTAGAGTTGAGCGTCCTAACATGCAGTCACCTGCGATGCAGAACTATCAACCTGATATGTTTACAGGTCGATTACCGATGCCTGCTATGCCTGAATATGATTATGGCTCTTTAAATCCACAAACTGCTCCTGATTTTTCTAGGATGACAGAGGAAGAGATTGACGCTTATTACTCTAACATTCTTGGGTATTAATATTATGATTAACTATGATGCGTTTGGTAATGTCATAGCTTCTCCTGAAACAGAAGTGTTGATGACTAGTAGAGCTACCCCTGATGAATCTCAAGATAGGTTTGTTAATTATTTAAAAAGAGTTGAAGGTGTAAAAAGAGATCAAGGTAAGACTCCATTTAGATATGCCTCACCTGAAGGTGGTACGGATACAATAGGTATCGGTCATAAACTTACGGATGAAGAAGTACAAAATAATTCTGTGTACGGTTATGATTTAGATACTCTTACTCAGTCAGAGGTTGATGCAATACTAAGACTAGATTTACTTAAATATCGTAACAACTTAGATAAAGAATTAAAATCAAAATATAATAAATCTTTGTACGATCTTGATTCTAAACAGCAAGAGATGTTGTTAGACTTTAAGTTTAACTTAGGTAGCCTAGGAGGTTTCCCTAAGTTTACTAAGGCAGTGCTAGCTGGCGATACAGCTACGATGAAGAAAGAATACAAACGATACTTTAAAGAGAACGGAGTTAGTAAAGAAGTTAAAGATCGTAACGAACAATTCTTTAAAACATATTTACAGTAATGGAAAGTTTTATCACGACATACTGGGAAATACTCTCAGGTCTTGTGATCGTAATCTTCTTAGGTATTACTTGGAAGGCAGAGGTCAGTGCAAGGCTAAGCGTACTAGAAGAAAAAGTACGAGCCTTGTTTGACCTCATCAACGGTAAGAAGTAACTACTTTAAGTTAAGATAGATATCCTCTATCTTTGCTGCTTCCTCCTCTCTGTGTCTCCATTCATCCCATGTCTGTGCAGGTTTCTTTCCTGCTTTCTGCCACTGACAATGGTGATAGAGTTCATGCACTAAGACATGATCCTTCATCATATCAGGTCGTACATACACGACACCCATATCACCAGCCAGATAGAACGTTGAGTTACTTGGTGTTACTGTTACATCGTATGGATAGCAATTAAACAAAGCCAAGAAGCTAAGTACTGTTTCGAGCATAGTTTTCTCCCCATTAGATTTCACACACTCCTGCTACACAAGCTAACTGCTGCGCTCCTTCTACGTTGTCATCTTCCTCTATCAGTTCATCCCAATAGATTTCACTAGGCATCAGACGTAAGAGATCCTCGTACTGTTCTTGAGTACACTCTTCGTATGGTGCTTGTTTGTATGTGCCACCGTCATGTGGTAAGAATGATACACCACTGATGTCATCAAAGTTCTTCCAGCACCACGCACCTACTTCAACCCACTCATCTTCCTTGACAGAGATAGTGACAGATGGTTTGTGTTCACACCAGTGCTTCTGGTATGTCATCCAGAGATCCAAGTGTTCAATAGCAGTAAGGTCATCCCGTAGTGTAGCAGAGTCTGGTGCTTTCTTAGGGAAAGAGAACACAGTAGTAGACTCTGGTCTCATTACACAATCTTCTGCAGGAATACCCTGTTGAACCATGAACGTAGTAAGCGGATCTTTCTTGTCACCCCTAACTCTTCTAATATAATACTTAGAATGTCTAGGATGAATACCACTAGCACTATCAACAAGTTGACTGACAGTGCCAGAAGGCTTAACACAAGTGACGGAAGCAGGACAAGGGATATGCAAGTCAGAGGAAAGCTGTATGCACTCATCAACTGATACCATCTTGAGTCTTTCGAGAAGAGTCTTGAGTTGCTCATTGTTATCTCCAAGCATCTTGTTGTCTAAGATACCAGTCAACGATACACCTAACAGTCTCTCTTCCTCAGTATTGCGTTGCCATATCTTACGCAAGTACGGGAAGTGTGTCATCGTAGATTGATACGTACCTAGTATTGAAGCCAGTCTTACCTTTCGTTCAAGATCGTAGATACTGTCGCTCTCTCGAACAACAACCTCTGAAAGATTACAGAATTGGTAAGGTCTGAGTATAATTTCAGAACAAGGATTAGTGCCAAACTCCTGATCAGCATCTCTTCTTCCATTCCTAGCTGCTTGTTTGATTGCTGCTTCACGATTAAAGATACCACGTTCACCACTGTGGCTATGATACAAGCTAGTCCACTCGTTTAAGAACTGACCAACGTCAGGCTTCTCGTTGTATACCGCAGAGTTGTTAGCCAATGCACGTTGTGGATTCTCTGTCCACCACTGACCAGTCTTAGCGTGACGCATCTTGTCATCATCAAGATCAGATAGACTAATCATAGCTGATCTACGCACACCACCTACTACTACAACCTCAGCTACTTTACACATGATGTCGTGACACTCTAGTGTACTGAGCTTACGACCTGCTGCACACTTGAACTTACGTACAACAAACTCAAACAGTTCGTTCAATGGTGCTGGTCCACTAGCTCTACCACCAAAGGTCTTGAGTCTAGCACCTGCTGGTCTGATCTTACTGACATCCCACTTAGCTACCTCGCCTGAGTACAGCAATGCTATAAGCTGACGCAATGCCTTAGCCCATCCTTCTTTGCTGTCAGATACAACAACAGTTGTGTCACTATCAAACATCTTCTCAGGTACATCAGGCAACTTACTAACGTACTTGTTCTCAACGCTAAACCCTACACCTGTGCCACACAAGAGGATGTACATCGCCTCATCGAACGCTTTAGGATCATCAACAGGTAGATAACTACAGTTGTAACCTGCTGTGTTGTCCCTCTCAAGGGCCTTCCCTGCGGTCATGATGCTACGCATAGAGGGTACTACCTCCATGTTCTTGATCGCCTCACGTAGCTCTGAGTCAACGTTAACAGGTATTGTGTAGTCATGCTTAGACTTGAGGTGGTTGTACATAAAGTCCATGTACCTATCCACTGTCTCGTACCAGTCCTCTCGTCTACTGTCTTTCTCCAAGAACCTAGAGTACCTAGACTTGGCTATGTACTGCTGATAAAAATCCATCATTGTATTTCCTTTATTAATATTTCATATCTCTCTTCAATGATATCCTCAAATCTATCAAGGATATCTTCGGATGTTAGGTCAAGCAATTCAATGACATCAACCTCACTGAACTGCATCAACCTATGTTTAACTTCATCAATCGTCAGTTCCACCATAACGGATCTCTTCTTCATCTTCTTTATACATATCCTCATTAGTCATTACTACTAATGAAGCGTAGCCTGAGATGTCATGCCATGAATCATTAAGGTAGTAGTTACCGTTGAGTATCCTAGCTAGCTTGTTAGCAATCATGTCCATACTTTCTCTCATGTAGGGAGGCATGACCAAGTAATTCGGTGACTTTTTCATGACAGCTTTGATGTCCTGACTGATCTGACCTACTGTTTTATAGTGACCGTACTGTTCTTCTCTCTTGTTAAGAGTTTCTTTTATGTCCATACTGTTTCCTCAAATAATTAATTGACACTGGCATCTCATCAAAGCTACCATCGTTTACTTCGTTTAACATCCACACTCCTGACCATGAACCATTAGTCTGAGGTGTTAGATAACTCTCGTCGTGTTGATAGAAGATACCAGCAAAGATACCAGTGATACCCTTACCATCTGCCTTACGTCCAAAAGATATATCTCTATCTTGTACGTGTCCCATTATACACGACATGTGTTTCTTTTGCAAGAGTAAACCTGGGTTTGTTACTGGTCTGCCCATTACACCAGATGTAAAGTAATGACTGTATGCAATGCCATTAATGATTGGCACTTCCAGAAAGCCATGCACTTCCCACCCGTACTTCTTAAGATTAAAGTCAGAGTAACCTATCAGTCCTTCTAGTTTCCTATCGGATTCAATAGCTCTTTCTATCCGTTGCTCGTGGTTGCCGATAAGAAATATCTTCTTAGGTTTCCACACCTTCTTACGGTTAGCTCTCTGTCTCTTCTGCTCTTCGATGATAGGCTTCATGAATGTATCCATAGCTACGTTACCAGCTTTGATATCTTCACTGTATGTCCTACCTTCAAACGACTTCTTACCTACGTCATACACACTGAGGCTAGGCATGTCCCAATGATCTCCTAGATGTACGATCACATCGGGCTTAGTCTTAACAGCGTAGTGTCCTGCCCATTCTAAATGCTCAAACGAATGGTTAGGTTTGCACTGCGTGTCTGGGATAACTAAGTGTCTCATGTAGTTCTCTCCAGTAGTTGTAAATAATAGACCGCATCTATTACTACCAATGGGTCTGACTTGTTCTGCTTGATAACCAACACAGGTTCTCTACCTTCAGGACAGTTATCCTTAGCTTGAGCATAGTAATTATACACAGCTATTGAATCCCTTGACTT